AAAAAAAAACTAAGGGCGAACTGAACTATTTAGGAAGGATGAACAATGGATGTAAATGAAATATGGAGGAAAAAGGTTCAACAGTTATTAGAAGAGGCCGGGTTGCCTAAGAAATACTTCGAACCACAAAAATTAGTTCCTAGGAACATTGACCGCGAGGCTTGGAAGTGGTTGGAGGATTATAGGTCGAACGTCGTTGAAAATGTTCAAAAAGGATTGAACATTGTAATCACTAGTCCTATTGTAGGTAATGGGAAAACAAGTTGGGCGATACGGTTGTTACAACGTTATATCGCCGAAACGGCGCTGGATGGAAGATTAGTGACTAAAGGAGTTTTCTGCGTCAGTTCTTCCATGTTAGAAATCTTCGGCGATTTTGGATACTTTGAAACTAGTGTCGAATTTTTTGACTACTTGAACCGCCTTAAAAATTGTGAACTATTAGTCATTGACGAAATAGGTTCAGGGCGTTTAACGCAAGTATCCTATAATCACTTTTATGATTTAGTGAACTATCGTGTAGACAATAATCTTGCTACTATCTATACAACCAATTACAATGATGCGCAAATTAAGGACGTATTAGGAGAACGGTTATATAGTAGGATCTACGACATGGCTACCGTAATCGAGTTCGGCGCTTCAAATGTTCGAGGATATACACCTAAGGAGGTTGCTAAAAATGAATCCGGATGAACGGTACCTAGTATTAGATGTCAACCGTGTTCCAATGATCTATCGAAATGTTCGTGGACAGGTTGTTAAATGTTGCTTATTAAAGCCTATTGAATCCATTCACTTAATTGATAGTTTACTACTAACAAAACAGGAAATTGAACAGTACGACAAAAGATTATTAGATTTTGCGTACACTTACGAAAAGAGAGGTCTCTATGATTTGGAATTACAAAAAGCGTTTGAACGATGATACGATTGTAAAAATTATCGGCGCCATTGCGTTTTTAGCAATAGGCTTTTCAATTGGGTACCTATTAGGTAGCCCTAAGACTGCGAAGGTGGATCCTAATGTACGTCCCTACTACATTACCTTGGATGATACGGGAGCATGGCTGGGAGATAGTCCCGGACATAAGTTCTATCCATTGTATGATGCGCAGGGACATAGATTGGGAGGTAAAGTGAACAATGATTCAACTTCAGGTACTGAATAAAGTCTTACAAGACAAGAGCCTTGCGTTACTGAACAATAACGGGATCACAAGTGAATACTTTAGCGACTACGGCCCTGAGTATGAGTTCATTATTGACCACGTTAAAGAATACGGAAATGTCCCTGACGATGAAACAATCCTCGAACAATTTCCTGGATTTGAGTTACTGAACATTTTAGAAAGTGATCAGTACCTTGTCGATAAGATTAGGGAGGAGCATTTATATGATGCACTTGTTCCTATACTGACGCAGGCCGCCGAGGACATGCAAACGGACTCGAGTATCGCAGTTTCGAACATTTTACCTAAACTAGAAAAACTGATCCAGCAATCCAAGTTCGTCGGTGGTATGGATTTGACCAAAGGCGCCTATGACCGTTTTAATTGGGCGATGGACATTGCGGAAAAAGGTGGAGACTTGCTAGGAGTACCGACAGGGTTCGAACTCCTGGACGATGTTTTAGGTGGGATGTTACCGGGTGAAGAACTGATAGTCATTGTGGGACGTCCTGGACAAGGTAAGTCTTGGACATTGGATAAGATGATGGCAAGCGCTTGGAAGAATGGTCAGTCTGTACTACTATACTCCGGCGAAATGAGTGAAATGCAGGTTGGATCTCGTATAGATACCTTACTATCGAACGTCAGTATCAATTCGATTACCAAAGGAGTTTGGAACGATAAAGAACTCCAAAAGTACGAAGATCATATTGAACTAATGCAGGGAAGTGAAACTCCGCTCGTCGTCGTAACGCCAATGATGATTGGTGGTCGTAACATGACGCCAGCACTATTAGACAGTATGATCCAAAAATACAAGCCTAAGGTAGTTGGTATTGACCAATTATCCCTTATGAACGAGTCCGTACCTAGTCGTGAACAAAAGCGTATTCAGTACGCTAATATTACAATGGATCTATACAAGCTATCCGCGAAGTATGGGATCCCTATTGTGTTAAATGTTCAGGCCGGACGTGCCGCGAAGGACGGAACGAACGATACTATTCAACTGGAACATATCGCAGAAAGTGATGCCGTAGGTCAAAATGCAAGCCGAGTTATAACTATGCAACGGGACGAAGCTAACGGGATCCTAAGATTGTCCGTAGTTAAAAACCGGTACGGAGAAGATAACAAGACCATTGAGTACATGTGGGACGTGACAACGGGAACCTATACGCTTATAGGTTTTAAAAATGATGACGACACGGAGGACAATGCTAGTCCAGTTACATTGAAAGCCCGCAGTTCTTCGAACCGTCTTCAAAAACAAGTAAGTAGAGAAGGAGTGGAAGCATTTTGAAAGTCAACGGATTATACATCGACGCAACTTGTGAACAAATTATTCAAAAACTTACCTTCGAACTGGAACACGATTACGGTCAAACTCTTTTTAGGCGTACTAAGAGTTTAGGTTCGAACATGCAATTTTCTTGCCCATTTCACGGAAATGGGATGGAGCGTCATCCGTCTTGCGGTATGAGCAGGGACGTAGCCTATTCAGGTGGACGTGTTATTGAAGCAGGAACCGTTCACTGTTTCACTTGTGGTTATACAGGAAAACTGAACGAGTTCATTAGTGATTTATTTAATAAAAGTGACGGCGGCTTTTACGGGAACCAATGGCTCAAACGAAATTTTGCTTCCGGCGAAGAACAAGTAAGACCTTTATTAGATTTAGGCTTCAATCGTAAGGCCGTACCTAATAAAAGGTCTTATGACATTATCCCGGAGGAGGAGCTAGAAAAATACAGATGGGTTCATCCGTACATGTATGAACGTAAACTGACGGACGAGATTATCGAACTTTTTGATATCGGCTACGATAAGTTGAACGATTGTATCACAATGCCTGTCAGGGACATGGAAGGAAATACCGTCTTCTTCAACCGACGCAGCGTAGGACAGAAATTTCACCAGTACGGTGAGAGTGACCCTAAAACTGAATTTCTTTACGGCGCTTACGAGGTACTGAAATATAGAGACCGGTTCAAAGATAGTTCGAAATTATACGTCACTGAATCTGCTATCAACTGTCTCACACTTTGGACGCTTGGGATCCCTGCGGTAGCGCTGATGGGAGTTGGAGGAGGTAATCAGTTCGAACTTCTAAAGAAAATGCCATTTCGAACAATCGTATTAGCACTAGACCCGGACAATCCAGGAGATACCGCAGCGCGCAAAATACGGAACAGACTTCGAAATAGCAAGGTTGTTTACTTTTTGAACTACCCGCAAGAGTTTTGGGAAAACAAGTGGGACATCAACGACTATCCAAATTTAATAAATTTTGATGATTTAGTCTTGTAATTTATTACACGATAATATATAATATAACTATAAACAAAACAAAATTCTTGTAGGAGAATAAACAATGAACAACCTTACAAATAGAATAGCTAGCAAGTTCGTCAACGATACTGTCGAATGCGTAGGCTTTGTCCCGGACAGTGATTGTCTTTCTTTGTATGCCGTGGATCCTAATGGAGCTTTGGCTATTATGTACCAACGTTACTCAGGCATGTTACACAAGATAGGACAGAAATACTTTAGCTTTTCGCGACAAGACGTGGATAGCTTTGTATGGACTACGCTGGACAAGGCCTTAAATACTTTTAATCCAACTTCCGGAGCAAACTTTGCAACCTATGTCACTCGTCTAATGAACAATACAATGCGCAATGAGTACCGGGCTTTAAAGGTTACTTCTGTGCAAAGAGATTGGTTCTTGGACGTGCAATGGGAAAGTGGTACTCCTAACGAAGAGGAAGATAATTTTAGTGCATTCTATAACCACGCAGTGAACGAAGATTGGTCAGCTATTGACATTGCTAATTCTCTACCTACTTTGCCTTTGACGGATAATCAGTACGCCTATATCGAGTGCATTGTTAAAAATGGTTCAATAATGACAGACGCTGAAGTAGCTAGAGAAATCGGCGTAACACGAGCTTCCGTTCGTGCTATAAAAACATCGCTCGCTAAAAAATTGGATAATTTTTTATAGAGTGGTTTACCAAATGCACCTTTTTGGTGTATATTAAGGTATAAGGAAAACTTAAAACACTTTAAACCTTATAACACTTTAAACACTTTTAAGGAGGACCGAATATGGGTCGAGTTAGTATTAGCCAGTCTGGTTCATTCAGTTCCGGAACGGCCAATGGATTTTTCAGTTTAGCAGATGATAGAGATTCTGCAGTCGTTACATTCCTTTACGAGGACGAAGACGGCGAGGATATGGATTATTTTGTAGTCCACGAAGCAGAAGTCGACGGACGTCGTCGCTATATCAACTGTAATACTATTAGTGAAGACGGTGAGAGCCTTCATCCTGAGGATTGTCCACTTTGCCAAGAAGGATATCCACGGATCGAAAAACTGTTCTTGCAGCTTTATAACGAGAACACGGATCAAGTTGAAACATGGGATAGAGGTCGTAGCTATGTTTCGAAGATTGTAACGCTTATCAATAAATACGGACCTCTTGTAGGTCAACCGTTCGAAATTGTTCGAAGTGGTAAAAAGGGAGATCAACGTACTACCTACGAGTTCTTCCCAGAAGATCCAGATCCGGAAGCTACTTTGGATGATTTCCCAGAAAAGAGTGAACTACTTGGTACTCTTATTTTAGATCTAAATGAAGATCAAATGTGGGATGTCGTCGACGGTAAATTTACTTTAGATGACAATAACCGAGGACGTTCAAATGGACGAGGAGGACGTTCAAATGGACGCTCGAACCAACCGACACCTCGTAGAGGTTCAAGTAGGGACACAGGTTCCAGTCGACAGGATAGCCGTCCTGCGGTAACACGTCGAGGTCCTTCGACTGCTAGTGGTCCTCGAACTAGAGGCGGTCGATTCTAACAACTAGGAAGCAGTAGCTTCCTTTTTATTTACGGAAAGGAAAATATATGGCACAAAAAGGTCTGTTCGGTGTACGTTTACGGGAAGGACGAAAAGGAGATCAAAAGATCTTATCCCAAAAGCGCAACCGAAAGGATTCAGTCGAACTAACTTACATTAGTGGTGACGCTTTGACAGACGCAATCGCAAGGGCGCGCAAAATGTCAAAACGAATATTGAAAGATGTACTTCCTAGATTAGAGCTAGTTACAGACGAAGATCGACTAGATGACTATATAGGAGCATGTATAGAAAATGGTATTGTAGCCTTGGACGTGGAGACTAATGGTAAGGATCCAATCCACGAGGATTTGGTAGGTGTCTGTCTATACACGGAAGGAGAAAAATCCATTTACGTTCCACTGAACCACCGAAGCAACTTAACGAAGCAGCGTATACGAGATCAAATTGATCCTAAACTAATGAAAGAGTTCATTGAGGAGATGATTGAATGCGGTGTTCAGTTCGTGTATCATTTAGGTAAGTTCGATATCAATAGCATTTTCTGGCAATTAGGTATTCGCATGCCGGATCCGTTATGGGACACCTACATCGCCTCCAACTTACTGAACGAAAACGAACCTCACTCATTGAAATTGCTTCATGCTAAGTACGTCAAAGAGGACGAGAACGCCGAAGTCGCTAAGTTCAATGACTTGTTTAAAGGAATACCTTTTAGTTTGATCCCACCTGACGTCGCTTACATGTACGCAGCTTTTGACCCTCTACAGACTTACGAGCTATACAAGTTCCAAGAGCTATATCTTACTCCAGGAACCGAAGAATGTAAGTCCTGTAATTTAGAACGAGTTAGTAAGGTCTATCAAAATATTGAACTTCCACTCATTAAGGTCTTGTTCGACATGGAGTCCTACGGTGTAGCTTTGGACGAGGAAAAGCTCGCAGAAATTAAAGCAGAGTTCGAACAAAAGATGGAGGAAGCCGAAGAGTTGTTCAATTATGAGGTAGCTAAGTACGCTCCGGAAATTGAAGATCTTCGAACGATAAACTTCCAGCAATATCAAAAGCTAACGCTGAACGGTAAGGGCGAAGTGACTGTTTCGATTTCAAGTAGTACCCAACTTGCGATCCTGTTCTACGACATTTTAGGTCTAAAGAGTAACGATGATCGAAGTCCTCGAGGAACAGGGGTCGACATTGTTAAAGCATGGGATATTCCTATCGCTAAAGCCTTGCTCCAGTATCGTAAGTACGCAAAATTGGTATCGACGTACATGACATTAGACGAGTACCTTGCTAAGCCTGACAATCGTGTTCACACTAATTTCAAACAGTACGGCGCAAAGACGGGACGGATGTCCAGTGAAGGACCGAACCTACAGAATATTCCATCACGTGGTGAGGGAGCAGTCGTTCGACAAATCTTTGCCGCAAGTCCTGGACACTATATCATCGGTAGTGACTATTCTCAACAGGAGCCTCGTTCACTAGCCGAGTTGAGTGGAGATGAAAACATGATCCACGCTTATGAACAGAACTTGGATTTATATGCTGTAATTGGTTCGAAATTGTATCACACTGAATATGAAAATTGCTTGGAGTTTAACCCAGATGGTTCCACAAACCCAGAAGGTAAAAAGCGCCGTAACAATGTGAAGTCCGTTCTTTTAGGTCTAATGTATGGACGCGGCGCAGCGAGTATCGCCGAACAAATGAACGTAAGTGTCAAAGAAGCCTCAAAGGTTATGGAAGACTTCTTCAAGCAATTTCCTAAAGTAGCTGATTACATTGTATTCGTTCAACAACATGCTATCGATTACGGCTACACGGAGACGGCTACCGGGCGACGCAGAAGACTTCCAGACATGAGCTTGCCTCAATATACCTTTGAATATATAGACGCAAGTAAGAACGAAAACTTCGACCCACTAGACTTCGACGGAGACACTGAAGGATCTACGGAAGTTCCGGAGTACATCGTTGAGCAATATTGGGCGGAGTTGGATAGAGCTTGGGGGTTCAAAAAGCGTAACGAAATCAAATCACGTGCATTGGAAGAAGGTATCAAAATCCACGATAATAGTGGTAAGATAGCCGACGCTGAACGCCAATGTCTAAACTCCGTTATCCAAGGAACCGCAGCGGATATGACCAAGTACGCAATGATTAAAGTTCACAATGACCCTGAACTGAAAGAACTTGGCTTCCATTTAATGATACCGGTACATGACGAGTTATTAGGGGAGATACCTAAGGAAAACGCAAAACGAGGGGCGCAACGATTGACGGAAGTTATGATCGAAGCCGCCAAGGATATTATTAGCTTGCCTATGAAATGTGACCCAAGTATCGTTGACCGTTGGTACGGACAGGAGATTGAACTATGATTGCTATCTTGTCGTGCGGTAAGAGTAAACAACCTGTCCCAGCTAAAGCTATTGACATTTACATTGGTATTCTATTTCGACAGAAATTAAAGTATGTCCAAGTCTTCTATCCAAACGCCGATATATATAT